CCTTCAAACTTTTTTCGCCAATGTTCCAGTTCACAGCCACGATACATCAGCATATCACCCACTCCTAATTCTATTTCCTTACCTTTAGATTTACTGGGCTTATATTCATCCTTCTCCTCATCATATCCTCCCTTTGTAGTATCAGGTTCCAGAAAGATAGACCAAGGATCACCACCCAAATGCAAGGTGGTAGAAATCTCGCAACTGTAGCGATCTTTATGTCTCTCTAACACATCACCTTTTTTGTAAATTCGTGCATAACTATAAGTAGGGTTTAATTTAACCTCTGCTTCTATCTCCATGCGTGGTTGTATTTTTTCCAGTAATGTTTCCATTACTAAATCTCCATAATGGCTGTATGTTTCTGGTATTTGCGTATCATTCCATACACCCCAATCATTATTAAACTGGGAAATATAACGAGCATCATAAAATAAACGTGCTACTTTCCTTTTATTACAAAAATAATCATAACAAAATTCTGCCAATTCCCTTGGAATAACCCGTTTAATGACTAAATATTTATTTTCTTTAAACATAGGGCTGTCCTAAATTCCAGCATACTAATGAATGTCTTATGCCTTTTGTTACAGGTTTAACTCTATGCCAAACAAAAGAAGGGAATACAATCAAGCTACCTTTAGGTCTTATTTCTTCACAAATTTTAGGCTGTTTATTTCCCTCCAAATCGTGAAAAGCAAACTCTAAATCTCCCCCTTCATATTCTTCTGGTTCAGTTAAACAAAGAGTCATAGATAGCTTTCTGATTTTGCCATGTGAATTAACATCCTCTGGTTTGTCATAAGGCGTTTCATTAGAGTCACAATGCCAATCGTAATACTGTCCTTTTTTATATTCAGTAAACTGACAACTTTCAGTAAAGTCCCATTGAAAATTCCATCCCCCACTAGCATTGGCTTGATGAATGTAAGGATGTATTTCCTTATAAATCCAAGTATCGTTCATCCAAACAATATCAGACTTACGCTTCTTCTGAATATTTTTAAGTTCTTCTTTAGAGGGGGGTTTGCTTCGATTTCCACCGCCTGTTAAAGCCATTTCTTTTTCTAAACTATTTCCGTGTTCCAAAATATCATCACATATTTTAGGAGGAACAGCTGATGTAAAATACCAGTAGTACCATTTTAGATTCATGTACTAAATCCAGTCGTCTTCTACTATTTGCTTAAAAACCTGTTTTGTACTCCATACTCCACCAGCTAAACTTGTACCACCATTTTCATCAATAATAACTATACCAGAGCCACCAGCTCCACCTTTATTGACAGAAGCAGGGGGAGCGCTACCGCCACCGCCTCCTCCACCAGTATTGGCAGTACCAGCACCACCATTAGATTGAGTTGTTAGAGGATAATCATAACCTGCTCCACGACCACCACCCCCCGGACCACCAGTTCCTCCTATACCTGTGTTATGAGCGCCACCGCCTCCACCGCCAGCATAGGTTACTGGAGAGCCTGAAAGAGAAGAGGCTGTACCATTTCCACCTGTTCCACCTGTTCCATAACCAGATTGTTTGTCTGGATCAGGCGCTCCCGGTGCAAGATGATTATCACCATCCCCACCAACACCTCCAGCTCCTCCACCACCTGCTCCACTTGAAGGACCTCTAGGACCATCATTACTTATACTATAATTAGGAATACCGCCATTATTACCTTGTGATGGACTAACAGGAGGAGTATTACCAGCAGGTCTTGTTCCTTCTGGTGATCCTCTATCATCATTATCGTTGCCTCCACCTGATCCACCTGCACCACCAGCATTTCCATCTCCACCACCATAACCGCCTCCAGCAGAAGTTATGGAAGAAAAAACTGAATCACTACCAGCACTACCATTACCCTGTCCGGGAGAAGGACTATTGGCTGCACCTCCAGCTCCTACTGTAATAGGATAAGCTGTAGAAGCATCAATAGGGAAGCTGTCATCTGTGGATGTGCGAAAGCCTCCAGCTCCACCGCCACCACAATAATGATAACCTCCGCCACCACCTCCGCCAGCAACTACTAAATAGTTAGCAGCAGTTGACTTAGCACCTGAAGTAAAAGTGCCTGATGAAGTAAAAGTAGTAACGAGTGGACCGCCAGTAACTGTATATTTTGAACCTATTAATCTGCTCATAACCAAGTCCCATCTGTTCTATAAGTATATTGATCGTACATATTCCATACTCCGCTTGCTGTCCATGTTCCATTGGGTTCATTTACAATAACTATACCAGAACCACCTGAACCAGAATCTGCGACTGCTGGTCCACTAAAAGAAGCACCTCCGCCCCCACCGCCTGTGTTAGCTGATCCTGATGTACCATCTGTATCACTAGGTGTATGAGTAGTAGCATTACCTCCTGCTCCGCCTCCACCTGAACCACCAGCACCACCAGCTTTAGGAGGGGCTGGTCCTTCATTTTGTCCACTTCCACCACCGCCTCCAGCGTAAGTTACTGGAGAACCTGAAATTGAATTTGCTGTTCCAGCCCCACCATCTCCACCAGCCATACTATCGGTAGGAGCATTTGATCCTACTGCTCCAGAACCACCACCACCAGCAGTTCCTCTATTCGTATAAGTCCCCGGATAACCAAAACCACTACCACCAGCACTTCCCTGTGAAGGGCTTACAGGTGGTGTGTTACCAGAACCACCAGCACCACCGGGAGTTCCACCACCACCAGAGCCTCCATCTTTTCCAGTATGCCATGCTACAAGTCCGGGTGGTCCAGCAGGACCAGCACTAGTGCCATAACCAGCTCCACCACCTCCACCAGCAGTAGAAGTTATAGGAGTGGTTGAAGCAAAAACAGAAGGATTCCCGTTATTTCCTGCTTTCATGTTTGACATATCTGGTACTCCAGCTCCTCCAGCACCAACTGTTACTGTGACAGCAGAACCCGGTAAGGGATGTGGATTAATAGCTCTATAACCACCAGCACCACCTCCAGCATAAGCACCACCTCCTCCACCTGCTACTACTAAAAGATTGCATTCAGAAACTGCTGGATTAAAAGTACCAGAAGAATTAAAAGTAGTAACTTTATCTGCTGTTGTAGGGTCGTTATCTTTTCCAATTATACCGCCATTAGAAAGAGCCATATTTTTCTCCTATAAAGCTGTCCACGATAAACCAGAAGCATTCCATTCATATTTGGTTTCTGTGCCTACACCTATAGAATTATCAGACCAAGTAGAACCAAGCCATTTTTTATTATCTTCATCCCATTCCGTAAATACAGTTAAACTGTTTTCTTCTAAATCATTAGGATAAGTTACAGGCGCTTTCCAATCGCCACTTGAATCGTTTGTCCAAGAAGTATAAGGTTTAGGAAGAATAAACATATCCTTTCCTGAATCATAAGTATACCCTATAGCGGCATACTGTTTTCTAAAATTATTATTATAAGACATTTGTTTCCAAGCTACTCCACCTGTGCCATGAGGCACAATGGTTGTAACAAAAGTTTCTGCATCAGCGTGTTTATCCCCGCCATTTGCATCTACGTCTTCGTTAGAAACTACAATTACTCGTAATACTTCGTTGCTGCTATTTAATTCCGCAAAGTGAGCCATAATTATTTCTCCTATGCGTCATTAAGTATTTCATACGAAATCAAGTAATTTAAGTCACTGTTAGCACTTGCTCCGCCTTCGATCAAGTCGCCTTCTTCCAGATACAATCCCCAGTTCTTATCAACAAGAACTAGCGTTGCATCCGCAGGAACTGCAATCGTGGAAGCAAAAAGCACAACAGAACCACCACTTTTAATAATACCCATTGTTACTGTAGCGGAATTAGTGCCGTCTATATTGGCAATAATTATGCTATTAACTTTAACAAGTGTTTCAGAAGCTGCCGTCAACAAATCGGTGGTAGTGGTAGTGGTTAATGCACCAGTGACACTTTCACCTGTAATTGATGTGACATCTACTAGATTGGGATTTGCCATATTTTTCTCCTAAGTTTATCCGAACACCATCGCCATAGCGATAGCTTTACCCACAGACGCTTTCGTGTCTATTTGAGTTTGTATTGCTGATGTGACCCCATCAACGTAATTTAATTCTGTTGCCGTAGCCGTAACATTAGTACCACCTATATCTAGCGTGGTCATGGACACTTCTCCAGCAACCGTTAAAACACCACTAGCTAAAGTCATTAAATCCGTGTCGGATGTATGACCAATAGTGGAACCATTAATATTTACATTGTCTACTACGGCTTGGGTTACAGCAGAGTTGGTTCCTAAAGTAACGGCATCTATAGCACCGCCATCAATGTTCACACTTCCCATAGCCGTTGTGCCAGCAAAGCTAACATCGGTAAATAAATCATAAACAATACCGCCTGAACCACCGCCATCGGTAGCCACTACTTTTACGTTGCCATTGGGGATGGTAACAGTAGCCCCTGACCCTTGTTTGATAACCGTATTATATCCCCCCGATGTGGCATTTTCGATTATCCATATTTTAGACACGGTATCGGGTGCTAAAGTAATCGTACTGGCTTGTGATAAAGTCCCCGTTAATTTGACATAAATTTTACGAATGCCGTCTGCTGTCGCATTCGCCATCGTTATTGTTTGTGTTGACGAATCTGCCAACGCTTCGGTTCCATACGCAAAGGCTTCCCCAATCAATTCCAAGTTGGTATTGGTGGATGTACCCCAGGTTCCAGACTCATCGCCTGTGGCGATTTCTTTGAGTCTTAAATTATTTACATAAGTGGCCATATTTTATTCTCCGTTTCTTATTATATATACATTTGCTAAAAAATTAAGCAGCAATTTCGGTCCAATCTGGAGTTTGGCTACTATCTACTAAGCCCCAAACTAATAAACTCGTTATTCCACCTGTTCCCACCTGTCCTGTTAAGGTCATATTAACACCCAAACTAAAAGTAAAGGAACCATTTACAACACCTGTAGCTGGGATATCTCCAACTAATTCAATCGTATTTTGTGTTGCTGTACTCATGCTTCCAACTGCACCAGTACCCACTACTGTAGTTAAGGCTTGATTACAGTCTCCAGTAACGGTTTCGTCACCTTGTCCTGTCGTTCCAGCGTGCCCTGTAACTCCGTGTAATGCTGCACCTGTCGTGGCTAAAGTTCCTACTGAACCTGTTCCAGCTACACCAGTTTCAGGGACATTAGCTGTTCCCGTCACACTGGCAATAGAAGTTACTGCTCCAACACTACCTAAACCAGTTTCCGTTATAGTAGCTCCTCCAGTAGCTACAACACTTCCTAAAGCTGAAGTCCCTGCTAATCCTGTTAAGGAAACAGAAATAGGAATAGACGCAACAACGGTTCCAACTGCCCCTGTGCCAGCCAACCCTGTTAATTCAACAGGTATAGGCTCACTCCAAGTCAGTTGACCCCAAGTGCCTCTACCCCAGCCAGTTATATTAGCCATAGGCTAAATTTACGCTATTCTTATGACAGCGTTACTTGCATCAGCCGTTGGA